CAGAAGGCTCAGCCGACGAGTTTGCTGAAACAACAGACAACTGCTACGAGTATGCTGTATCTTTTGTAATGGATACAGGTGCAGAGTCGCAACTATCTGACTTCTCCAACCAAGTTACTTGGGGCTTTCAGGGAGGTCAGCAGCGCAATGCAGCACATCAGCAATACAAGTTCGGTATCTCGGTCAGAGACATCCCCAGAGGACCAGAGGGCTGCGTTAAGCGCCGTCTCTACCGCACCAAGAACCAGCGCAACGGATTTACTGGCGAAGGTCGTGTCCTTTATTTTGTCGCAGAGATTCCAGATAACACAACAACAGTTTTTATGGACCTTATACCTGACTCTGGTTTGGGTGCTGTTGCACCTTCGGTTGTAGACTCTGCTGCTTTTCCAACAGGTATCTCTCTTCTCGCAGCGTTCAAGAACCATCTTATCGCAGCAGGTTCACCAGAGAACCCAAACATACTTTACTATTCCAAGGGCAACCTACCAGAGCAGTTCCCAGCATTTAACTTTTTTGATGTAGGCGACAGAGATGGTGGTGCGATTACCGCCTTATATGCTGCGTCAAATGTTTGCTATGTGTTTAGAGAAAAGTCTATTGATGCTCTGGTTGCAACAGACAACTTAGAACTACCATTTAAAATAGTTCCTATTGTGTCGGGTGTAGGCACCTATTCGCCTAACTCTATCTGTGAGGTCCCTGCTGTTGGTGTTGTGTTCTTGGGTTCAGACAAGCAGTTCTATTCTTTGAAGACCGGTGGGGACAACTCTTACTACGAGGGACAGACTGGTCTTGTGCAGATAAGTCAGCCTATCTTTGACTTGTGTGAGGAAATAAGCAACTCTTCTCTTGGTCGTGTCGCTGGTGTATACTCCAAGAGAGACGAAGAATACTGGGCTACTTGCCCTGTAAACGGCGACAGATACTCTACAAAAGGATTTGTTTTCCACGCAAAGCCAAAGGTTTGGTCAACAAGAGACAACATTCCCGCTGCTTGTTTTACAGAGATACCAGAACGCTGGATTTGTTTTGGCTCTAACTCTGGTCTAACTAACCTACCTGTTATTGATGGAACGGACGAGAGCGCTAATAACTTGGGTCTTATGGTGTGGTGTGGTGCCCGAGGCAAAGGTTACGAAACCGGGACATCTGGACAGGGAGAACGCACATTAGGAACAAGTGCTAATGACTTTGTTTATGAGACAACTTGGTTAGACTTTGACGATGCAAACATTATAAAACATCTAACAGGAGTCACGCTTTATGTTTACAAGAATGTTGGCGGTGGTGGTGAGATGTCTGTTGGTATGGATTACAAACCTATTAACTATTCTAACGGTTCGGAAGAAGGACAAATAAAGAGTGCCTTCTCTACATACAACTCTGAACAAACCAAAGCAGGCGTGTATAGTTCAGCAGACACTACCTTTGATGGAAGTTTCCGCACCGACTCTGTAAAAACTATTGACGCAAACAGATACTCTACAAAAGAAATAACACAAGTTCGTATCTCAAACC